AATTGAGGAGCTACCGCAGTTGACAACGAAAATAATCACAGTTTTCCTCCATTTGTGCAAAATTTAGCTTGCGCTCATAGCACGTTTTATTATATCATAAAGTGCTATTTAATGAAACAATTATAGCCAATTCCAGAAGAATGTAGCTATTATGCCATTTATGACATATTAACGTCACAATTAAAATACAGGTTTTAACACCTTTCTGCAACTTCTTTTTGACGAATTTTTGACGAATGCAAAATAACCTCCTCATAATTGGGGAGGTTATTTTATGCAATCTTTATTTATGATGATGATGCTTCCCAGCTCTCCACAGATAAAATACCTTACCTGTACCAGCATCAGGATCATTGATGTACGCTTTAGCAAATTTAACATACTGAGCAACATCTTCTCCCCATAGGTGAGAATAATCGCTATGTAACATATTCAATAAGTAATACCAATCATACTTATTGGCTTTAATACCATTTTGATCCATGACACGGGTTGTTTCTTCTAACGTCCAATGCTCGCCAGCAGTGCCGTCAACATTTTTCATTTCCGAAACGGCTTTTTTAGCAAGATGCTCATCGAAGTGTGGTCCATGAGCTACGCAATGAATTTTCATCATTACAGCTTCATAATCATCTTCATCGTGTGCTTTAAGTTTTTCCAGAGCTCCACAGACGATACAATCTATTTCATCTTCTTTCATTTCATCGCCGTCCACGATATCAATATAATCTTCGTACTTATGCATCCTTGCTCACCGCCTTAGTATTTTTTACGGTCTGAACTTCAGTATTATCTTCTGCAGGTTCTGCTGTTGCTACAGGCAGTCCGGTTACAGTACCACAGTTGCAGGCAGCAATATAGCCGCATTCAAGAACAAAGGTTGCACTGTCAGCAGCTACCAGCAAAGAATAATTACGGCGCGTTCTTACCTGATTTGCATATAAATGATGTCCGCATTTACGATTTACATTATACAAAGTAGCACCAGTACCGATTTTAATAACTACTGGCATAAGATTTGTAGCAGTAGAAGGAATATCCTGCGCTATCCTAATACAATATCTAACGCAGTTTTCATAAGTGCCGGCAGGAATGGTCAACACCAAATTACTGCCGCTTACTGCTACAGCCGTGGTCAATATAGTTCTGCAATTACAAGTTGCCATTTATGATTCATCTCCTTAAATTAAAACAGGGAAGCGTGACAGCTCCCCTGTTTCTTAGTCACGCATTCAGCGGATATTAGCAGTTACCACAGCTGTTGCAGCCATAGCCATTCATAGCCGTATAAGGGCTACAAGTGATATAAGCCGGTTGCGGGAACGGGCGTACTGCGTTGATAATGTTGGTAGTTTGAGCAACGTTACCAAGTTGCAGTTGAGCAGCTTGCAACTGATCGCGTAATTCCTGCATTACGTTAGCAGTAATTAAAGCACGAGTTGCTTCACCTTCTGCATGAATTGCAGTCGTGATCTCACAAGTGTTCTTGTAGTTTTCTGCACGAACCGCATCAATGTTACGATTGGTTTCGCAGCAGCATTGCTGAGCGGCAAAACGGCTTTCAGCAATAGCAGATTGTACACCGCTAAAACCTTGACACAAGTCTTTTTGAATGCCAAAGCTCTGGTTTGCTACTTGAGTAAAACCTTGATTTAAAGTATTATTCAGATTGGTATAGAGAAATTCATTAGTCAAAGTATTTACAGCACCATTAGCGCCGCCTCCGAACCCACCGAATCCACCGCCGCCCCAGGCAAGCAGAAAGAATAACATTACTACCCACATCCAGCCGCCGCCAAAACCTGCGCCGTCTGCTGCTGCGGTACGGTTATTCAAATCGTATACAGGCATTACGCCAGTACCTTCCATAGTCATATAGAACATCTCCTTTAGATTTATTGTTTAAAATCCTTTGGTGGCCACCGGTCAGATTTTAATACCAAATTGCGATAAAAGCTGTTGAGCCTGTTGAGGATCAATACCACGTTGCTGGGCGAGATTCATAACAGTTTCTTTTAACTGTTCTGGAGACTTACCTTGCGCCATTTCCATTGCGCGCCCAAACAGGGGATTGTTCCCCAGCATTTTCTGCATTGCTTCCATCGGGTTTGGGTTGCTGCGAAGCTGATTGAATATTTGCATCATTGTGAACGGATTCATTTGCATTTATATTCTCCCCTTTCATATTCATATAACGCTCTAATGAGCTTACTTTTTGCTGCAGGGCCTCTACTACTTCTGCATCAGCATAACGTTTAGGTATAGCCTCTTTTTCAAACGAAAGTTTATAAGTTTGGATAACCGGCATACCATTCATATCAATAGCTTTTGCGTAAATACAATTATCGGCCGGACAAGGGAAATATGTCAGGCTTCCATCTAAATCAATTTGGGCAGCCTTTACTTCATCTAAACTTGCAACTGTACGCCCTTTCATCATCAGGGGCATAGGCGGTTGTGGAACAAACTGCTGTTGCTGATATGCCGGTATCTGCGGCATTTGAGCTTGATAATTATTTAAACGTTGCTGAGTTACTCCCATCATTGCTGGATTAACAGGAGCATAAGGATTTACATACATTGTTATCGCCTCCGTTTCTTACTTATATTGTCGCCTAAATCAGCTCTTATAATCCGTAAACATTCCCTCATAATTCCCTAATATGGGCATAAAAAATAAGGCAGCCACAACTATTATGTGACTGCCTTTAATGCTCTCTTAACTGAATTATACGCCTGCTGCAGATCTCTTTCGACCGTTTGCACTGACGTATCTATTTTCATCGCTATTTGATAGTTTTTAAGATCGTGAATAAATTTGAGTTCTATAATTTCTATTTGCCGCGGCGTTAGTTTGGCTTCTGAAATGATTGCTTCAAATTCCTTTCGTGTGGACTGCGAAAGCCAATCTCTTGCCTGCAAACGGCAAGTATCCATATAATCACCTGCTCGCTGCTATAGCTCCTACTAATACCCCTCCTGCAAATCCCCAAAAGGCCTTCTGTCTCTGCTTTAATTCACTTCTGGACTTTTCTTGTTTTATTTGAGAGCTCAACGTCTGTAAGGATTTGTTTTGCTCTGCTATTGTTTTTTTGGAGTTCGACAATGATTCCTGCGCAAGCATTAGCTCGCTCCTTATCTTCTGATAAGATAAACGCTGCTCTTCGATTAGCTTCTTCAGCTCGTTCGAGTTCATCTGCTGCAGTTCCAACGTGTTCGATAGCCCTATCAACAGATTTTCCTGTCTGTTTATTATCGTCTGCAATTCGTTGAACTGTTCCCTGGACATCGTTATTGTTTCGGGAACTTCCTCCGCAAAACAATTTAAAGAAAATGATAAGCACAGCAATAAGGGCAAAACTAATAACAAGATACTTGCTATACCTGATTTGTTTTTCTTCATTCACTTTCTGCCCTTCTTTCAAATTAAATTCTATTTCATTATCATTAAGATAGTTCTATTTTCAATATAATCAACCTGTGCGCCGTTTTCTATACTCCTACTTATATTTCCTAGTGTTTTGGAGATAAAACAACGCACAGGCTAATTCTGTGGCTGGGTTTTATCTTACAGATTGTAATAAGTAATGCACCCTACCAAAATCGCAAGAGCAATACCAGCCCAAATCAAAATACGCTGTTTTTCCATATTAGTCACCTCCTTATACAATCTTTACCAATTATGATGCCACCAGATAGCCTTACCACGAATAACATCACCGCCTGGTTTCAGTTCTCCGTCGCCTGGCACATCTGGCAATTTCCACAAGTCCCAGCGTTCAAAAGTAGTTGCCGGGCCGTAGTCGTCTAAGTCTGCTGCTTCTGCATGTGTCATTACGGTATCGGCATTAATGTCCAATCCAAGCTCCTCACACAGTACAGCTACAACTTTTGCCATACTATCTATCTGTAACTCTGTCGGTGGCACGTTGCCAAAGTCGATATGCCCATCAGCATGAGCTACAGCATCTACACAGCACGCTAAAGCAATCCCAATAGCTCTAGAATTGCGCCGCCATGTATGAGCCTTATATTCAGTTAAATCTTCTGTTGTCGCCATAACAGCGCCGTCGCTATCAATGTTTAAGTGATAGTCACTAAAAAACTGGTGATAATAACCAGCTGACCAATGTAGATAGATCTTGTCAATATTACCTCTAGCCATTGCTGCTAACTGCCGCAGCTCATCTAAAGTGATTCTTTTTGTCACCATTATTCTCTGCCTCCTTTTCAAATGGATCAGGCACTCCATTCTCGTTTTTGTCTACTAAACTCGTAGCTATAAAAGTCACAAATGCAACCATAGCCGGACCTGTGATCTCTCTTATCAGCGCCAGCAGGTCAGACATAACAATCTTATCCAACCACAACCACATATACATCCATGCAGCGTAATAGGTCAGTACCAGCAAAACGACTGCAATAAAATAGCCTACAATGACAGCCATTATTTTGGGCGACATTGAGGCTACTTTGTTTCTAGCACTCACTATTAAGTTTTTTATTTTCTCAAACATAAATATCACTTATCCTTACATGAACAGTTATTACATTTGTTTTCTACCAGCAATAGCCGTTCACCAACTTCATCAATCCTGTTATGTGCAGATTTTGCCCTCTGATCAATCTCAGCAAATTTTATCTTTAAATCTGTCGTACGTTCTTGCTCCCTATTAATAGTCTTAGCTAAAGCGTCAACAGTCTTTTGCAGGTTCTCTATCGCTGTAGACAAAGGATTTATTATCCAAATCTTAAATACAAAACCTACTATGCCAAATAAAAAGCTAAAGATTGTTATTGAGGCCATTGCCATTTCAACCATCTTTGCACCGCCTAATCTAATATAATAGCGTCCAAATCCTCTTTGCTTAACGCTGCATCTACTTGTGCCTGTTTAATCCATCCTTGCTGCTTGCAAGCACCTATATGAGACGATAAATCAGCACACCAGGTATATACCTGAGCAGCGTTAAGATACTGTATTGTTTTTTCAGTTTCCCCTTCTTTATAGCCCCGGACTGGACATCCCAAAGGATATTCGTTTGCAAAACGTTCTGTGCTGACATTCAGTGCAATTCCCTGCATCGTAAGCTGAGTATCTTTATCGCTATCATACCTCACAAGTTTACCGGTGCATTGAGAAATAAAACCGCCAGTAATTTTATCTGCTGTCCATGCATCAACAAGTTTAAGCTTTTGGGCTTTTAATTCTTCTAACGTAAGTTCTGGTTCCGGCTCCGGATCAGGCATTTTTTCCAGTTCCCATGTCTTCCCATTAAATTTTATAATGTGTCCCTCTGCGCTTGATGGTGGCTCAATAGTTGTTGCGTGCGGTGGTATAAGCCACACTTCTTTCCCTTGCAGTTCTGTTTCAAGCGGGTCTAAAAACGCTTCTGACATTGCACGATAATATCCGTTCTCGTCATAATAATATAATTTCATCTTTGTTCTCCCCTTAATATTTAATGCAGTAAATTACAGTCATAGCAGGCGGCTGCACAGTAGTACTTGCACCGTAAATGCTATTGCTACGAGAAGCATCAAAACTGGTAGATACTGCATATTCATCTTCGTTATCATTCCAACCATCGTATCTGTTAGTATTGTTACTTCCTACAAACGCACCACTAATACTAGATTTAAATGCTGAAATATTACCAGTAATATTAGGCAGCCCAGCTTCGTAGTAAGTTCCGGCACCTATGCCGCCCTCTAGGAATCTAGCGACAGTATTAGGCAAATTAAATGTAGTACTACCATCGCCAGTACCGTAAGTTGTACCGATTTTATTAAATAGCTCAGCATAAGTAGTTCTGTTAACTACTGCACCATTGCAGTGCAGATATCCTTCTGGCACCCCTGTGTAGGCCACGGCGATTATTGTTCCCACTGGGATGCCCCCTACAATTATATCTTTCGTACCGTCAAATGCTACGCCGTTTATTGTGCGGGCGGTTTCTAGTTTCGTAGCGGTATTTGCATTACCTAACCACTTTGCAACACCATCATGTGTGACCGTTGCAAAGAAAATATTATTGGTAGAAAAAGCTACTTTCGTATTATCGTCACGTATGACAAATGCATGATTATTTGTTCCAACTCTAAATACATGAGGTTGATTTGTGCTTGCGTGATAAAATAATCCACCTAAATTATCCGTCCCAATTCTTGCTTGTACTGTTTCATTTGTTGGAGAAATACCAAAATTTATATTACCACTGCTACCTGGCCCGTCACCATTTGATACTTTAATGTTTGCTCTGAAAGTATTTAAAGCTGTAAAAACATTAGCACCTTGCTCTATAGCCTCTTTCGTCTTTAACGGTGTCATTGCTTTGTTATCAACTACACCAGCTATAGCTTCCTCTGTTGTTGCTATGCCAGTAATACCAGCTAACCCTTCTAAGCTGTCAGCAATACCCTGCGCTCTGTCTGCCTGCTCTGTAGCTGTAGTTGCTGAAGATGCTGCTGATTTAGCACTGCTTTCTGCACTTGTCTTACTCGCAGAAGCTGAATTTGCTGATGCTGCAGCTAACGTTTTAGATTCTAATGCAGATTCAGCACTACTAGAAGCCGCACTAGCGGAATCTGAAGCACTTTTTTTACTATTTTCTGCAGCAGTTTCAGCAGCCTTAGCATTTTCTTCACTTTTTGCAGATTTGGTTTCACTAGCTTTCGCATTATTCTCACTTGTTAATGCTGCATTTTTACTTGCTAATGCAGCATTAGCACTGCTAGAAGCTGATTCTGCCGAAGCCTGGGCTGTTTCTGCACTGGCAGCAGCAGACGACTGTGATGCAGCCGCAGCATTTTTACTTGCTAATGCAGATTCAGCAGAAGAAACAGCTGCACTTTTTGCGTTTTCTGCGGCAGCCACTTTTTCATCAAGTAACGTTTGAACGTTATTGACAGCATCTTCTGCCGCAGTAGCCGCAGCTTCAACAGCGGTATTTTTAGCAGCAACAGCTTCGTCCTTTATTTCCGTAGTCTCATTTACTGCAGCATCTTTTATAGCGGTCAGCTCTTCGATTGCAGTATTTTTAATATTTGTTGTTTCGTTAACGGCGCTCTCTTTGACCTGTTTCGTTTGCTCTAATACATCTTTAGCTAAAGGTAACACCCTCGCAGGGTCCTCCGTCAGTACAAGTCCATCACCAGCATCATTGATTCTAAAACTCATTCCAGCCTTTACCGGAAAAGTATTATTAAAATTATTTACATCAACACCAGTAGATAATGTTCTATTCAATTTTTCATTTAATTGCTGACATATAAAAGTTAGATCGTCAAAAGACAATTCAATATTCTCTGCAAAAAACGGACCTTGATTAACCAGGTTCATTAGCTGATACAATGGCAGCTCACGATAAATAGTTATTTTATGACCATCAGGCAGCGGATCGCCATTAGCTGGATAAGTAACTGTTTTAGCTCCAAGATCAACAGAAAAATTCTCCGTTTCTACGGCAACGCTATCATCACCTGTAATATATACTTTTATATATTCAGGATGATCCGTCATCTGAAATGTTATTGGGAATTTCGTTGTCGCTCCATTACCAACATAAATATCTTTAACTGTCGTATTCTGTACCGTCATATTCTCACCACCCTTAAACCTTTACTGCGGCCGGAGCATCTTTAACCACAGTGGCATTTAGCATACTGGCTATGGTTGATGCTATCTTTAACTTCTCGTCCAAAGATGCAGCCTTCTTCTGCTCATCCAACAGTAAATTTATTTGGTCTTGTATGATAGCCTCTTTATCCATAATTTCACTCCTGTTCTATAACTGGAAGTACGCCTTGGTTCTTCAATAAGTGATAAATAAATAAGCGTCCTTTCTGCGTCCAATAAGTATGAAATCTATTTTCACCGTCAGCAGTAGGAAAAGTCTTACTTTGGGTATATCCGTCACATTGATATTTTTCATACAGAAACCATATACCGCCTTGTTTATACTGAACACCTAATTCATGAAGCAGGCTATTCATTTTCTTTGCGCTCATACCATAGTCTTTTGCAATCTGCGTTACCGACATCAGAGTGTTGTTTTGCAGAATCAAATCATAATAGCTTGCTTTAGGCTGCATTTCATTTATGATCTGCTTTTGCTGCGTATTTTCAATTTGTAGAGCCTGAGCTTTTTCTGCTATTTCAGCGGCCATTCTAAGAGCTGCCGGCAAATCTTTTGGAATTACTTCCTGCTCTTTTAACAATTCTTCCATTTTATTGAAAGCAGCAATATATTTTAGCTTCCATTGCAACGCATCTTTACCGGTAAACCCCATTGCGAGTAAAGTAAACCCATCACGGTTCATGAGATATTCAGGATAGCTTTTATTATTCCCCTCTACCTTGTACATATTTTCTTGAAAAAATCTGACAGCCGAATTTTCGGCTTTCAGAATTTCACGAACACTATCTAATACATGCTTATGTTCTTTCCCAAATTTTTCTGCAACCTGCCTACTGGAAACAACTACCTGCCTGTCAATGATTTGCACTAAATTTTCCATAAGCTTCTCCTTCCAAATAAAAAAGCGCCTACCGAAGTAAGCGCTTTCTATTAAGTTCTAACTAACTTTATGATACTATTTTAACTCATTTTTATAGTGGTTTTGTCGGATACATTTTTTATTTTTTACATCGCCTCTGTTCTCATATCCAATAACCTTACATTACTATTTTAACTCTTGTTAAAGGGCATTTTGTCGGAAACTTTTTAAAATTTATTTCCTAACATCAGATCAAGCTTATACCCCTGATCATAACAACGCCGGCTGGACTTATCCATAAACCGAACTACCTTCGACGACGATTCACGTTCTTTCTTTATCTCATATGCTATGGCTGCTACTTCTTCAAGCTGAGCCGGAGACAATTTGTTCAACAGCTCCCTAAATGATTCCCGCACTTTATTCATTATTTACACCGCCTTTGATTTGTTCTTTTACTTCTTTTCTATCAGCGGTGGAGATCTCGCTTTTTGTCTCTGTCATTTTATCACTATCTTCATATATATATTTTCTTGCAAATTCTTCTTGAGATGTGCTTCTTACAACTTCGACAAATTTCTCCAATGCCCTTTTTTCTTCGTCAGGACACGACGACCTGTTTCCGTTCATGGTATATCCTCCTTGATATACCAGCCGAAAACTGCTATACTATTGTTATCAGCTTCGGCTGGTGTTTGAAACACTCGCTCTACTTTCCACTGTGCGGCGGGTGTTTCTTATTTTATATTACGCTCCTACTTTTTTATTATCAATAATACTTTGTATTACTGGAATTACCTTCCTATAATATCTAAATGTTTCTACCTGTTTTTGACAATGACGTGATTTGTCATAAAAATATTTGCCATATTCGGCAGTTTTTAAATTATGCTGGTTAGCAATCCTGCCAACCATATTACCACTGATTCCAAGTTCTCTGCCGATCTCATCAGCAGATAAAGTATTTTCGTTTATAGATTGCATCGGTAGTAATGGCACGCCGCTCAAAACCTCTGCTGCTTTCTGCTGGCATATATGTTTATATTCTAGCAGATCAGTCATTTGAGCAACTTTAAGGAATGTCGATGCAACTCTTGCACGGCTGTTATTTAAGCGAGCTTCTACTTCTTTGGCCTTCATATCCTGATTTACAGAATACGATCCAGTTTTGCGAATCGTAGGAAGTATTTCGCTTGTTACCCAGCGTTTGAATTGTTTTGTGGCAGGTAGTTTACTAGATAGAATCAATGAGTATAATCCGCTTTCGTTAATAAGTGTAGCCCCACGTTGCCCAAAACTCGACGACGTTTTGTCGTTGAGTTTTTTATCTTCTTCATCAACATGCATTGAAATGGCTTTGTTTAAATCGCTATATCCAAGAATCCCCGCAACATCTTTGCCCACAAACCAAGGCTCATTATTTCTTTCAATTACTCTAACTTTACCAAAAGCTTTAGCTTCTGGTTTGCGACTTGCAAGAACGAGATTGTATAAGCCGTATTCGTTGACGACGTTTAGATTTTGCTTTCCACCGAGGGTGTCGGTTAAAGCTACTCCCTTTTCATCATCATAAAATTTAGTGGCGGAAAATTCCGCCACTAAAATTATTCTACATATTTTATCTAGTCATCATATTTCCCAAACGGAAGCCAATTTCATAATTATCATATGAAGTTAATTTTACATCGCTAATTGCACGAATATTACTGAATATCTGTAACCCCAGCTCATTAAGAGTATTCGCAAAACAACGAGATTTTTCAGAAGTATTACAACGGTTATATAAATTTAATACTTCATGCAAAGCAATCAGCTTGCCTTCTAAATCCTTTATCTTCTTCTGCAGCTCTATATTCATAGGCGCATTAACAAGCATGGGTCTTTGTGGCTCACACGACGATTTCACCGGGAACAATTCAGCAGGTGTAAATTTTCGATTTCTCGCTTCGTATATCTTTCTAACTCCACTTTCGGTAAGTACTATTAAGGCAGCGATCGTAGACTTGATTTTATTCTCTCTGCGGTACTCGAATAAGTCATGTCCACGCAAAAAGTAAAAATCTACATTCTCTGTCATAAACCACGGTCTACGAATATAATTTTGAATCGCCGACGCGTCAACATTTAAAATCATAGCTACGTCTAACTTAGTTAACACCGGTACGCCTTTCCAGTATTTTACCGTAGGCTTATAAGGTTTCTCAATAAGTGTTTGCTGCAAAGGCTTTTTGCTTAGCTGTGCTTCCATTTCGTGAAAACGGTTGATATAAGAGGCGGTAAATATTGCACCTTTTTCTCCAGTCTGCTTATGAGCTAAAAACTCACAACCATTTTTAGAAATTTTATAGGTTTTATAAAATCTGCCACTACCTGCTTTATATGATGTTTCTTTGAAAAAATCATCAGAACTCAATTTTGAGTTTTGCCTCAAATACCCTATGTACGTTTCAATATCTCTTAATAAATTACTATGCCTCTTTTCAAGCATTTTAGCAACTTCACGACTGTCTAAACTTAGTGTTTGCAAATTGTTCATTTTTTAACTCCTTTCAATTTGAAAGAAGTCAGCTTCTATGATACAATATTTCGTAGAAGCTGATGCTTCTGGTTATAAGACTGGTTTTTGCTTTCGACGGCGGCCAGTCTTATTTTTCTTTTGTAATAGAATGCTTAACTAAGTCAATGCCATTTCTTACAATGGCACTACGACTTTCGCCTAAAGCTTCCGCACATTCATCAAGAGTTTTCAATGTTTCTTCACTAACTCTTATTTGAAGTCTGTAGTCTTTGGGCGAATCTGTTGGGCGTCCTATTTTTTTAGTACCCATAACTTCACCTCACTTTTGTACTACCAAAATTATACGTTTTGTACTGCCAAAAGTCAAGCACTATTTCTAATATTTTATAAATGTGATATAATTGTGAAAAAGGAGTTGCCTAAAATGATTATAATACTTTTAATAATTATTGCCTTCTTGCTATGGAAAATATCTAATAAAGGAAATTCTCCAAAAGATAATAAAGTGTTTTCTTATCCATATGCTAGACACACCCCCGTACGAGATTATATTACGGCTAGATTAAAACTTGCCTTTGAAAATTTAAATATATTAGATGGATATTATTCATTTTATGTACAAGCACTTTTAGGATTTGCACACACTCCATATGAAACCACTTTTTCCAATTCAGTTAATATTCGTTACAAAGAAGCAATGGAAAATGATATGCTTTTTTTATATGTATTACCATATTATCATTCTTTGATGTATGCATATGGATTTATTCATAATTTTATGAAACTTGAACATACCATGTTAACCGTATCTAGCAAAGAATTTTTAAACGATTACTGTAATGCAACTGGTTCTGACAAAAAAGCAGTAGAAGAATATTTAGATGCAAAGTACAGAGAATATTCTGATGTGCTAAATAATAACTGTGATTCTGATTTAGTAACAATAGAAGAATTAGAATCTTTATTCGCAAATAAATTAACATCTGATATAATGAATTTATATTTAAATGTTAATGATAAAAATTTTGAATTGCATTTAAGAGCATACATTTCGATCTTTAACGCTCAACATATGCCGAAAGCTTATAAACTAACTCACGAATTTTATCAAACAGTTGTACTAAAAAAATATAAAAACGAACATAACTTCCAATAAATATAACCCCCTCAAATTTGAGGGGGTATTTTTATTTTACCGTTCCTTTTTCGGCCGACGTCTAAAGATGTCGCCAACTTCCAGCTCCATACCATTGAACAAGATATCATATCCGTTAAAGAATAATTTGTTTAATTGTGCAGGCACACCTAATGCTGTTCCAACAAATGTAGCAGTAGGCTCAACCAATTCGTCATAATCTGCTTTGCCCTGGTAAACCTTTTGTACCTTACCGGCAGCACGTTCCATTTGCTCTATCGTGCCTTGTACTGCAGTCATTCTATACCCGTAAGTCTGCATTCCTAAAGCCCTGCTCCAGATAGCATTACCAACCTGCCCAACCGGTCCGGCTAAACTCATAGGATAAGTAAGCAGTTCTTTTGATATCTTTTTATATTCATCTTTATCTTCTTCAAATGGATCTTCGGCCGACAACATCAAGTTTATAAAAGCGAACATTACAAACTTGGCGCCCACAAACGAAGTAAGACGCATTATGTCTTTTTCTTTTAAGAAGATATTATACTCTCTGGCCCACTGATTATATTGTGTATTGAAGAAGCCTTGGAAGGTAGTAAACAGTTTAAGCATAGGTCCGCCACGCAAAAGCGGTGCAACCTCCGTAACTCTGCTGCTGCCAAGTGTACGTCTAATAACCGTATTGGCAAAGTCCACCGCTTCTGCTTCGCCTGCACCAGCCCTTATTTTTTTGCCATACGCCTGCATCCATACTGGAATAGCAGAAAGATTATCAGTAGCGACCAGCAATCTTGTGCCAAATTCAACAGCTTTCTTTTCTATAGGATTCAGGCTTTCCATTTCTTTCATATCCCGCAGGGAAATATCAGGAAGCACAGACCTTTCTTTCATCCAAGGAGATTTGCTGTAAACAAATTCCTTCGCCGATTTATAGCCCTCTGCAAGCTGCATATTCATACTGTAATTACTCACAGCGGCAACGACATCACTATATCCAAAACCATCTACAGCATTACCATAAAGCAAGGGATTACCCAAGTTCTGAACGGCAGTTTTAAGGTTAAGCATAATAGCAGCATTTACAGTACGAGCCCTAAGCCAGTTAGCAACACTGCCCATCCAGCTTTCACCAACAGAGCCGCTGTTAGTACCTTGAGGATTTGCCGCACGTTCAAGATATTCTTTAAAGGCGGAGAAATCGGCCAAGCCTAATTTTTCTTTAATCAGAGTATACATTTCCTGATCGTTCATAATTTTGCGGAAATCGCCCATAACCTCACGGAAACACAGATCATGTATCGCATCCATAGCAACATTAAACTCTGCTCCACGTTTTAGATTAACAGGATATTTAGCCTTAACACGTTCTTTTAAATGTCCTCGTCTGGTGCTTATTGTTCTAATATTGCGGCCTTGTCTGGGGTCAGTATCAGAAATAACTTCTTGCCCAGCGTGTTTAGAACCAGTATCACCGTCACGCATCAGCGGGAAATAACCGCCACGCATAACAACAGTCTTGCCGTCTGATAACGTCAGCTCTACAGGCGACGCTTCTACTTTCTTAGGACTAAAACCTGTCCAACGAGTTTCAAGAGCTTCCATTTCAGACCAGTACATCTCTGCAATATCTATCTTAGCCTGTGCATATTTTATATCCGCTTCAGTAAGATTACGCCCTAAGAAGTCAAGTAAATTGATTTTAGTCTGTACGATATCGCCATCTACCCACAAGGCAGAACTTTCAAAGCCTACCGGTCTAGTGCTGCACAATACTCTGGCACTGCTCTCGTTTCCTAAATTCATAAGCATTTTTACTAAAACGTGCTTATCTACAGAAGTACCTAGCTCGTCATATTTTTCCTGATAATCGGCCGCCTTTTCTGCAGCTTTATCCGGCAGCCATTCCCTGTAAGCCTGCGCTGTTTTTTCCTCATATTCTAAAATTTTTCTTGTTTCATTATCGGCCGCTTCTCGAATAGCTGCGCCAAAATGTTTGCTGAAAAATCCATACTGCCAGTCGTCCATCATTTCAAAAAGATTGTCCGTACTGCGCAAAGATGCTTTTAGCTTCTCCATTACTGTAGGCTGCTGTGCAACGCCAACCTGCGGTTCCCAGATAGTTTTCAGCTTATTAAGTGTTTCCTGTGCTTCAGCTTTAAATTCAGCATAGGTAGCACCTTTCTGTAAAGCATTGATACTCATTTCCTGTTTAGCGATCGCTTTGATATTTTTAAGCGCATTTACTACATCTTCAAGCTGGCTTGCCGTCATACGTTCACGAGGATTTATAATGCTAACATCCTCATCCATTATCCAATCAGCAACTGCAACATTGTCATAAAGATCATCCATATCATTCAGATAGTCTGATAAAGTTTCTGTCTTTTCAAAATCAGAATAATCTTTACGCTTATAACCGAACCTTTCCATAATTGCTGCTGCTTGAATAAAGTTTCTTTCATTACCCCACGTTTCCCTTTTAGCTTTAGCCTGCTTCCTGAAATAATTCTGCCACTTAGCATACTGATTACGCAGTCTTACGCTTTCAACTACACAAGCATGATTAAACGCCTGGACGTTTTTATATCGGACCGCAGCAGAATAATCATCATTTTCCAATGCCACAGCAGCTTTAGCCGCAGCGTTTCTTTCGGCAGTAATATACTTTTGGGTATTCAAAGCCTCCTTTAATTTCACTCTATTCTGCAGGTCCATTTGTGCCTGGATTTTAGCTGTTTGCCTGCGTGCAACAGCAAGTTTTCTAAGAGTTTCAGCATCACGCTGACCCTTTAATAAGCCTTGTGCTTTATCCTCAATAAGCTGTGCTTCTGTATTTATCAAAAGACCGCTCTCGTCATTATACATAGCATCACGTGCAGCTTCTTCAGCAAGCCCTCTCTCTTTGTAAATATCAGGGAAGGCGTCTTGCACCATTTCATCAATATGTCTGTTAACCGCACCATTAAAAGATGGTTCTGACATAATCGTTTTAGCCAGCTCGTCACCGGAAGTAAAACCATTAGCTTCAGCGATCATATCAAAAGTTGCCATTTTACTTTCATCAAAATTACCTTCTAAATATCTGTTAGCTACGCCCTTCGCTGTTTTTAAATCAGATGCAATATCAAGTATCTGCTCCGAAGCCATATATAACGGCTGTTTTGCAATCGCTTCTTTGACCTGCGGCTCTACATCTTCACGATATTTTTGAATCCGGTCTTTACGCTCCTGATTGAAATTAACAAGGCTTTCTTTTGTTAATAACTGTACTGCCTTATCGTGAGCTTTAGCAGCAAAATTACGCAGCATTTGCTTGCGTGGTTCTGAAAGTGTATCTAACACAACATCTGGCAAAGCAGAAAAATAACCGTCAATACGCTCCATTTCTGATATTTGCTCTTCACTTGCCAGCATCCTGTCAAAAACCTGCCTTACTTCATCGTTGATAGGAACAGCATTTTTACTGCGCTTATCCGAAAAAACGGCGTTATAAACAGCAAGCAGCCATTTTTTGAATCTGTTAAATACCGGCTGCAGCTCTTTTGAAGGCGCCTTGCCTTCAAGCATATAAGTTTCTGCGGCCTCTGCCCAGCGTTCATGTGCTGCTGTTTTTTCTTCCTGCGACAAGCTATCCCAGTCTTTAGTTACACCTGCATAATCAAGCATAGTCTGACGGTCTTTTTTCATCTGCTCTGTAGCATTAGGGAGAGCCCCTTCACGCATGAGGTTCTCAATAAAGTAATGTCCGACAGCTTCATGAATAACAGTGCTCATATCAGCACCTTCAAACAGGCTGATAATTGCTTTGCCTTCTTCGTCCCAGGTGATAGCGCCTTTAGTTTTAGCTGTTCCTTGCTTATAAATATTAGGATTATTAACATCAAAGGCACCAGTATTATCAATAGACTTAATTTGTTCCGGCTCAAAAACAACATATTCAATCCATTTTTCTCCTAATTTTACAATTATTCCGTCATGTCCTTTTTCTTTAATGTGTGATGTTATTTGGTTTAATTGTGACTGGCTAAACATCACTACCTTATTATTTTCATCAAAATTAAAGTTTCCTTCCCACACATCAAGATAATCAGCGATTTCTTCAACTGTCTTATAATCATTAACTATAAATGGATTTTCCATTTTTAAGTAAACAGGCATTTTCACTGTTCCATATGGAGTATCACTAACACTGCCAAAATAAAATCCTCTGCCCCATATTCCATCATCTGTAGCAGTACCAATTTTATTTTTATCAAATGTATCAAATTCATTATTTGTTCCATGATAGACAACTAAAGGATTACCACTTTCATCAACAATTTTACTTTTAGCAAACCATTTTTTAAAGGTGGCTGTTTTAGTTTGGTTAACTGGTTTTTCGCTTTGGTAGTATCCCTGCATTTCTTCTCGTCTCTTGCGGAGTGCATTTTCATCTGGTATACTATTATTAAGAAAACCGTCAAGGTCGGTGCCTTTGATAGCGGAATCGCTGCTATCAGACTGTAACCACTTGGCGGTTTTTTCTTTATTTACATATGCAACTCTGCCTTTTTTGATATTATGCTCAATAAACCAATTATAATTTGTGCCATTAGCACCGCCTTTACCATAAGCGCTGTTAATGGCATTTACTTTATAACGGTCACGGCTTACATCAAGATCAAGTGGAACAATGATAGTAGAGCCTTGCGCATCTTTCAAATCCAGCACTACCACCTTCCGCCCTGAATAAGAATCTAATACCATTATAGGATCAGCAAATGCCCGTGGTAATTGTTTCAAAAGGTCCGGTGTCATACCATCAAAGTGTTTTTCAAAAATATGGTTGATCCTGCCACCGTCAATAGTTACAGGCAAAATTTTACCGCCTGCAAGGTTTATCGCAAGCGGCGTAGTCATTACCTTATATGGTTTCGTTTCGTTCAACGTACCGGCTTTATATTCATCTACGATACCAGAAAAGTTATTTTCATCCTCAAGCAATTTTTCGTTAGCACTTTTAGTTTGCATATACCGGCCATTAGGAGTGCTGACAACTCGTTTGAAGCTTAAAGGGTTATCTCTGAAATACTGCATAGGGTCATCAGGATTAGCAATCATAGCACGGCTGGTTAAAATAGCCAGGACGTCACCTGTTTCCTTTTGATTTAGTCCCGCTTCGGTCAATTCATTTCTAAAAGTATCAACTGCAGTTCTAAATTCCTCGTCGTTCTCCAACGCTTTTTTATAAGCGCTTTGGAGAGCTTTTTTATTTCTGGCGCGTTCTTCTGTATAACCACCCTGTTCAAAAGCTACGTTATTGCTTACAGCCTGGAAAAAGCCAGGATTTTGAGCCTCTGCCGCACAATACGTACCCATTGGCATTTCAATATCCTCACCACGAACAGCAGCCGCCTGCAGTTCAGAAACCTCTATACCAAAGGTATCTTTTACATCCAGGTTAGGATTTGCCTGCGCATATGTAAAAAGGGTTTCAGCATCTACATAAGCCTTTTCTTCTGTCGTTTGGTTCAGTACTAGTTTGCTGGCAGTAATATCTACGTCCTTACTGTTTTTCATCGTTTCCGCAGTAAGTACAGCCTGCTCCTGCATAACTCTATTTGCATTACGGTCTACGGCAATGCTTACCGAACCTCCAAGACCACCAAACACCGCACCAATAGCACCGGAATAAGCGCCTCTTTTAGTGACTTCTCCAAACTCCTGATAAAATTTAAGTATTTGCTCTTGAGTGGAAAGATTCGCATTTTTAGCCCATATTTCAGCAGCAGCATCCGGGTATTCCTGAATCCATTCAGTAATGCCTTCTGTCAATGCAGTTTTAAAAACTTCTTTGGCCTTACCGCCCATAGTTGCGATTTTAGCGGCTCTTGCTCCTGCTCCCATGACTTTGCCCAAGCCCACTTTTTCAAGAGCAGACTGTGCAACAGCGTTTAAAGACGCCGCAGCTCTGGCTCTGTCATTAGATACCCCAGCTTCAGTAAGATCTAAATATTGTCCACCTGCAATCTGACTGCCCATAAAGGCAGCAGCACTCCAGCCGCCAGTACTGATTGCAACGCCGACCTGTGCCGCTAATTGTGGTGCATTCTGTAGTAAGTCATAATAAAACTGGCCTGCCGCAGTTTCAGCCTTTACTTCTTCCGGCTTAAATATTTCACTGCCACCAATGCGTTTAGCTTCAGTACCAATAGTTTTTAGCTTATCTCCACCGACAGCATACAAAAGCCGTCCTATTGTATCTGCGCTAAAAACCTTGGATTCCGTTGTCAAGTCAACATCTTTTTTATCTGCACCCAAATCAGCAAGCAGTGCAACTGCACCATAACCGCTGCGAGCAACATTCTTAAAACCATTTTTCAGCGCTGTAATACTTTTCCAGTTATTTTCTTGCTCGCCCCAAAATTCTGCAGCTTTAGTACCGGCAATGCTCATAAGCACAGGGTCTTTTAACGCCTCTGCTGTTCTTGGTGCGATCTTCTCATATTTATTCCAGTCATAATCAAAGTTTTTAGGTAAATAATAATCAGGATTACGAGCTGCCATTTGAAGCGATATATTATTTGCATTAGCACCTTGTAATGCCTTATTCTTTAAATCGTCTGGTATAAACTTTCCTGCCGCTGCTACATCGTACAATACAGACCTTGCCATATTACCACTCCTCGTTAATTTCTCCTCTTAATGCCGCTAAGTGACGTTGTTTGATAGATTCAATAGCATCACTGAAATTCATTGCCGCCAAACCAGTACGCTCACTGGCTCCCCAATCACTAAACCACGGAGCACTTTCATTTTGCTGTACTGCGGTTTCATTCTGCTGCGGCATCTCCAGTAAATGCGGAGCTGCATCTACACCATCACGAACTGCCATAGCCGCAATTTGCTTATTGAGTTCTTGAATATCCATCGGACTATTATAAACCGTAGCATATTGAAGCGCTGAAATCTGATATTTATCATTCGGGTTTATGGATTCAAAGATTGTTTTTGCCTGTCCCAAATCAATATTATTGCCGTTCTGTATCTGATAAGCATCTATATAAGGATAAAGCTTAGGAGATAGACTGCTCTTTAACGAACCCCATTCACGCTGTTTGCTATTATAATTTTTAAAAATAGCTTTATTCTGCAAAATTCCCGGTTTATCCTTTGTCCCATACAATACACCATATCCATCGTCGTATCTTTTCTGAGGATCAGTTTTATCTTCTATTGCATTATCCAAGTAAATTTGAGCTTCTCCTCTTTCCACTGGATCAGAAAGTGCTTCATTGATCATAGTAGCTAACTGTTTATCAACATCCTTATTTCTTGGATCTTGATTTCTAGCAAAAGCCAATAACCTGCTTCTATCTGCTTCACCCAAGACTGTTGCGTTTTGGTTGATTAATGATACTGCTTCGGCTGGTGTTACAGTGCTATTCGTAATTGCATCCTTGATTGATTTATAAATGCCACTATTAGATACCGCAGCGGCAGCTTTTGTCTGAATGCCTATTAAATCATCACCGAATTTTAATAGCGTCCGTTCTACATCTGCATCTCCACCAGAAGCGCTGAAAACCATATTTCTCATATCCTGCGAATCAATAATACCTGTTTTAAAATTGTCCCATAATCTTTGTTCTATATTTTTTATGATCATATTTTGCTGATTAGCTTTAATAGCATCATTAATATTTTTCTGTTGCACATAATTGTTCCAGGCCTTCTGCCTATCTTCCAACGTAGGCGCATCGCTTATCGGATGAGCAAAACCTAAAACTTTATAATGATCTAAATCCAAAGCAGCAACTCCATGCGTACCGCTTTGAATTACTTTTCCTGTAGAAGCATCATAAACCCCTACATGATCGCTGTCGTCATTATCTTCCCAATCCCAATAAACAATATCACCATTTCGAAGCTGATTCCGTTGGGTAAAAAATACTCCATTGTCCTTTGCATCTTCCATATTGGTTGGCGCCCACGTATTTCCTTCTTTAGCTCCAGCAGATCTCAACCATCTATTGATACTAATAGTGCAAGTATTCTCACCATAATTATTACCTATATCTGCACTAGCTGCTTTTACAATCGCCTTACCATCAACCTCTGTTTTAAAATTATCGCCAAAGATATAATCACGTGCAGCGCCTTCATCCTCGCCAAAAGTAGCATAAAGGTTCTGTCCCATGTTAAACAGCCGTTCTTCTTGTTTGCGAGCATAAACATTTTTAGCATAGGCACTTGTTACGCCCGGATCCATATAAGGACCATATTTTTCAACATAAGCTTCGGCCGTATTTATATCGCCATTAGCATAACTTCTGTCTATCAACGCCTGACCTAATACTCCAGTCCATTTTCTATACTCTAAATCAAGCCTTTCTCTTCCATATGTTCCATATCTGGAATTTATGGCGTAATCAATTTCTTTTTGTACATCGGCTATAACTGCAGGGTCATTAGGAGATAAAACAGCCTTTTGAACAGAACTATTTATAGAATTAGCAAAAGTAGTATTCTGCCAAGCTTCAAACTGCTGCGCTCTGTATTGCCCCAAAACTCTGCGATTAGCATTATCAGTTTGCTGGGTGCTGTAATCAAATAACATAGCACCTTTGCCGTACTTTACGCTTTGAGGACTTTGAGCCATAAGTTCGCTGCGGATCTTTCTTTCACCAGCTTCATACTCACCGACAATGTCAAGAGCACCTTTTTCTTTTTTCTGCATCAACTGCATTCTTAGATCGTTAGTACGTTTTACATACTCATTATTAGCCTGCAGAACGTCGGTTCTTATGATCTGCTCTCTCACATGCTCAACACCGGCCTGAATAATTCTACCGGTCTGAGATGATTCTCTTACAACAGCCTGCTGCCCACTGTTATCATAGCGGACATTAGATACTTTACTTGCCGGTGCTCCTAACTGCGCACCTACTTGAAAAATGTCGATTGCCATATTCTAGCCTCCTTTTGGGTATAGAAAAAGCGCTTTAACAAATTGTTAAGCGCTTAAAGGTGTGTTATAATGTTGTCCGAGATAGTTTGATAGTCGGATTCTCTCCCTGTCAAGGGAGGTGATAGCATGACTGTATACGAAGCATTATCTTTGATGGTAACCTTTGGTACACTCGTTGCTATCATTTTGTCTAAAAGTAAATAATTTTACTTATATAAGACAAAAGACCCACTAACGGTGTAGTCGGCCTTTTCTTCAAGTTTTAACTTATTCAGGAGAGAGCTGACACGCCAATATCAAGCTATCTCTTTTTGTTTATTATATAATACATTTCGTACTAATGCAAGTACAGTCCGTATTACTTAACTATGCTCTCTTCATCAACTCACTTTAGAAGTAAGTTTTCGGCTTCATCGGGAAATAACTGTAATTGCCTTGTCTATAGCCAGTTCCACTACTGTTGAATTGATATGTAGCACCTGTTGTTACACTAGGAGTTGAAGAACCGGAGGAAGCACCTTGCTTTCCTGCGCTCTTAGGACTGTATAAACTACCTGCAAGGGAGAACCCACTCATAAGCATATTATTCATAAGTGCACGCTTACCGGCTTTACGGTAATTGCGTGCATTTTGATTATAGATATCACGTTGATTAACAAGGTCAGTAGACTGCTGAAAAATATTCTCAACGCCTTGCCTTGAATTATAGCGTTCGATAGCAAGCTCTGTTTCCATATTATACGCACTGTCAGCTAAAGCGTTTGCCGCACTGCCTGAAGCTGTTATACCGGAAGCACCTATATTAGCCCTCTGCTGGCTTAACATAGCGTTCATACGACGGCGTTTGTTTTCTTCGTTGATAGTATTTGACTTAGACTGTTCTTCAGCCTGCGCCTGCAGTTTATCTGCGTTCTGATTCGCTATCTGAGCATTTACCTCTGCCTGTTGAGCGGCAGCGTTATATTGCTGCTGCTGCGCTCTTCCCGAAATAAAGCCACCCAAAAGAGTGGCGCCTATTGTTGCCGCTACGCCCATTATTCATCATCCTTTCTAAACTCAAAAAAGTGATGCGGCAGATTATAAACTCCATGTGGCGCTGGTTCATGTATTTCTGCGCCAAGCCATTTAAGCCAACGCATTATATTATAATTTCCAACGTTGACCCAGTTATATAACCTGTCGTATCTCTTTAAAAGCCCTCTTACAGCCTTTTTAGTCTGCCTTCCGACAAATACCTTATGGTTCTCCGTTTCCTTCGTCATAAGCAGCCATACGCGCCCCTCGTCGCTCATTATCGAAGCTTTTCTCACTCCATATACAGCAGCGGGTACGCCGTTGATATGCAGGCAGCCGATTTCATCACTGTGCTTCAATCCATCTAAAATATCATCAAGAGCATTAGGGCCAATAGCACAAAATAGTTCACTGTAATTATCTGGTTTAAGATTAGTCGCTATATACTCCGCATCTGCCCTTGTTGGCTTTACAAATTCATACTTTGCCATAATACACCTTACCCTTCTATTTCCGGAATCAAAGATAATACAGTCATTGGTAGCGGATCAGGCTGTTTAATTATTATCTGCTGAGTTTCATCATAAGTAGCAGACTTGATCGTTACTTTAAACTTACCTGTTTGTAAACTAATCGGTTCCCCATAGTCTTCATTACTGCGCCATTTAAATTCATCTAACTCATTCTCCTTCATTCCAAACAATCCACCACGGCTATCTTTAAGTAATAATGTAACTGTAGCAATTCGTTTCTTCCGACTTAAATATGTGCCATCTTGAGCTGTAAAATCTATAGGCAGTGTTTTTATTTCCGCATCTATAGGCAGTCCTACATGTACCTTCTTATACTTATTTCCAAGAAGAACCTTACCGTTTTCTACAGTTTGCTGAGGAAGTACATTTCCATCAGCCAATATAGCCACAGTATACCCTTCTAAATGTTCAAGCCCTGATATTTCATCGGTCGGCTCTCCTTCATAGGTTATCCCACTGTCTACGAAAAACTGATCCTCTACATTAGTACTTTTATCACGGCTTTCCATTATTTCCACATAATACTGCCCGCCGCGCTCAATTACTGCATATAACTTATCTTCTGTTGCTCCTCCAATATTACATACACTAACAAACTTCCCGCCTGCCGTGGTATGCTGGTGCCATGCGTAGATATCCTGTTCCTTTATGTAGGTAAGCCCTAACAGCAAACCATCATCACGCACACACCAAACAATACTGTTAGGTATCTGCTGATAGGTCATAGATATTATTTTATGCCCTTCAAACAAGTGCGAAGCCAATAAATTTAAATCATCACCGGTATATTTATCAACATCATAGCTGTAAGCAAGGTCACGTATGATATTGCCCCGGTGCTGCACATAAATAATCCTGCTGCCGATAGTGACAGGATTAACATCTGACACACCCCTATATTCCTGCGGTTGACTTAAAACATTGCTTCCTGTAATGGCTTTGCCGCCGCCGCTTACTTTAAATTCTCCACCGGCTGTTAACAGCAGCATTTCACCAAAAGCTATAATTGCCTTAATGCCATTCATTTGTCCACCGTTTAAAGTGGCCGTAATTCCATCATCACCGGCAGACGGTATGCTTGTTCCAAAGTTATAATAGTCTCCTGTTTTGCTTGTCCAGAATGTCTGCGGAAATCCTTTGCTTCCCGCAAAGACTAACCTGTCTTCATAAAACCCTGTTGCAGAAGGATACCCTTTTTCACCATTCCAAGCAGCAAAAGCAAAATCACGGGTTTCATCTGTAGAAGCCAACTGTTTTTTTACAGTCCCTTTCACTACTGTAGGGCTAACATATTCAGTAATCAATACATGCCCCGTATAATCTCCCCCGATGCTTTGAATGGTTATATAGCCTCTCTGCTTCTCATTTTCACCGCTCCAAACGTCTGTATTAAATTCAGTAGAAGTAACTCTGTAGTTAGCAATACTTTCAGACGTGTTCTCCTCAGTCAAGCTATAATTCTGGCTTCTGTTCCCGCTTTGTGTTCTTATGTTCACCCATTTTAAAGAAACAGGATCATATTTTTCCAAACTAAAATTACCATTCCAAAATCCGAAACTCTCTACATAGACATTAGATTTTGGCAATACACTAACCTGTAAATTTTCTCCATTATTACTTGGAATACCCTTTTTGTAGTCTGTTTTTAAAAAATGAGTTAGGGCAAAAAGTTGTCCTTTATCACTTTCTGAAAAAATACTAGAGGTAGAAGTTACAGTTATATCTCCATAAACATCAGAAGCTTTTACTGTAGTATTATCACCAATAGGAAAACCATACTCAACTATAACCCACCCCGGCGAACCATTTTTACCATTTAAAGTTTCCCCTGTTCCTTTACTGCCTGTAACACCACCTGCTCCACCGTCTCCGTAAGAAATACCATCAGTTCCATATACAACATCATGCGAATTATCACTGCCAGTTCTTCCGCCAAGTGCGCCGCTGCCGCCCCCACCACCTCTAGCTTCAATCCCCAATACAGATGATGATTCACCATCAGTTCCAGGAGACGACCATGTTCCTTCATAACTAACAGTTCCTGTTCCACCCTTACCACCTGCACCCACTATAACTTCGTGCGATGTATTTGGAACCACCGAAACATCTTTTATAATCAAAGCACCTCTACCGCCTGTTCCTCCGCCTGCATTAGTCCCGCCTGTAGAACGAGAAAAACCACCCCCACCGCCGCCACCACCAGCAACAATTAATCTCATTGTAGTTGTTTTATCAGAAATATTAAGTGTATATTTCCCTGGTGCTGACCACTTTAAAGTTTTAGTTATTACACTTGACCCACTATAATTAGATAAATCAAACGGTCCACCTGTAATATCCATTGTCTCAAAGCGCCAGTCTAAACTGCCATATCTTGCAAGTGTCATTGGCGCATGTTCAGGATGAACAATGAAAAGAACATCAGCGCTCTGTGTATATTTTATTTTTGCGGCATCTTCTAAATCTTTATCAGAAAAAAAGTTTTCTATGCTATATGGTGTGCCATCTTCTTTAACAACAATACCACCATTTGTATAAAACTGGCATCTGCCAGCAGTAATTTCAACAATATAATTTTGATCTGTGCTGTACATAAATGGTATTAGCACAGCCTTTTTATTATTATAAGTCTGCGCGATGAACTTAAAGCCTGGTCTATTAGCAGCGCCACCATAACGCAGAACGAAAAAATTTCTTAAAACAGCAGCTCCGCTGTCATATTTAGCAATATCAGTACGTCCATACATAGACGGCGACAATTCACCGCCGGCAAAACTTGATTTTAATTGATAGAGTGCCATAATTATGCCCCCGTAAATCTTGCTGCCGCTAATCTGTCAATGTGCGGATCCAGCAAATGTTCTTCATCAGCGTCAGTAGAGCTGGCTTCTGCAAAATAAGCGTTATAAGCCTGGATACACATCTGCGTTAAATCCAATTTGCCAGTCAACGCATAAGCAATTTCTGCAGCGAGCTTCCAACCAAATGCTTCTACAAATTGAGCATCATATAAATCTGCATCAGTAACATCTACAGTATATTCAATCCAGGCATTGCCGATATTAGTATAAATAGCTTTCCCCTGTTTATCCGAAACGATTTTATATTGGTTATCCCTCGGCAAGCCACAAAAATGCTCGTTATACATCATTCTCAGGCATACTGCATCAGCAGGATAACGATATGCATACTTCCAGTTAGGAGGCACATCTTGAATAGCAGCTAACTGTACACTTCTTGTAGCAAATGTCCAGGGGAATTTCCTTAACACGGCCTGTCTAACATAGTCATAGCAGCGACGGCATACTCGTGCCGGCTCGCTGGCTTCGTCAAGCCGTTCTATTGTAGCTACGCCTATATGATTAAGTGCAATATTACAAATCTCAACCTTATCCATAATTTCACCTCTGTTATAAAGAAAGCCGGGGACATATGCCCCCGGCTGATTTAATCTTGCGCCAGTGCCACTAATTCATTAATAATAGCTTCCCTGGATTTCTGACTTGTTTTTATTCCCTGTTCTTTGGCCAATTCTTTTAAATCATTAAAGTTCATTGCTTCATATTGGAGATAACGCGGATCGTCATTACCGGAAGATACTGCTGCTGGTCTATTAAGTTTCACAAAATGTTCAGGAACCTTAATATTATCTGCAAGCGTTACAATATCATCACGCCTATACATACGACCCAAAGTAAAACAATTACGCTTTACTTTGTAAGTAGCCATTATAAAGTTACCTGGATGCCGTCAGTCATATAAGCAAAGACCTTGCCGCCCACAGCCTCACTAGCGGTGTAAACCAATCTAATATAACGATTACCATATTTGATTGGAGAAAAGAATTGTGCCACAGTACAAGCCCTTGTTTGAATCAGAGAATCAGGTACACTTACCTCAACCTCATCAGCAGGACTATCAAACCCCTCAGTTGCAGCAGATTGTACTTTAACCTTAGTAATCTTGCCGGAAGTCATTGGTGTGGTCAGTTTTACGTCAAAGTACAGCGGATGCATAAACCCGCCTGTACTTCCTAAATCAATAACATTGCTGTTTGCGCTTGCGCCGGTAACGGCCTGATTCTCAGACAGCAATAATTGAGCATCAATACGTGCCATTTTATATTCCTCCTTTTTAAACAAGCTGAGATTCAGTATTCAGAATAGCTGCGCAACGCTGGAACGGAACGCCCCAGAAATTAACAACAGGTTTTCCTTCAACTGTATCAATAGACAGCATAGTATTTTTGTCATTACGTGCAGCCTTGGCCATAAAAGCCTCAAACTGCTTATTGCAGAAGATCTGCAAATTAACATTATCAGGGTTTTCAATCTGATAATAACCCTCGATCAATTTGTCGAAGATTGTAGTAGTAGCAGGATCTTTTAAATCAACATTGGCCAAACGCACAACATAACGAGGATCTTTAACTGCAAGGCCCATGGACCAATTATATTTACTAGTATGAGCAAAGAATACTTCGCCGTTATCGTTCGTTACTTTTTGTTTGCCCAAATACTCATAAGTAAAACCTGCTGTATCGCCTTCTGGGAACAAGCCGTATACCTGCTGCTCTCCAAAGCCTACAAACCATACAGAAGTCAGGTTATCACCCTTGCCACCACAATCAATGATTTGGTCTGCCCAAATATCTTCCTGATTAGTCTTACTGTAAAAATAAGCGCCTAAACCAGTGAATCCTGCAGGATTGATCTTCTCGTCGCCATAGAAAAGCGTAGTCGCCATTTCTTGGTTCATTGCTTCAAGAAAGGCAGCATTCTCACTCATCATCCAAGAAGCCTGCATATTGTTCTTTCGTGCAAGCTTTTCGTCGATTTCAGCCAGCGCTTCCATCTCGCCACAAGTAAAAGATACTTGCTTAGTTTTAGACTTGCTCGGCTTAGTCCCTCGATTAATCATTCTCCACGCTACATCAGGCAAAGAATAACGTAATGTAGCTAGTTCAGAATCCTTAGAGTTACACATTTTGAACTTCATAATTCTTAAAATCTTATTTGTTTTGCTTTGCAGTTCAATAATTTTTTGATACTTTTTGTCGAACCCTTGACGAGACGCAAAGTCTTGAAGGGTTGCGAAACCTGTCAAATCTGGCATTATTTACCACTCCTTAATATTTTTATTTGAACCCACCGCCGGAAAAAAACAGCTCGGCGTCGGCCGGTTCCTTAGATTTAGGTGCTTGCCCATCAGGCGGTTGGTCTTCCATAAGCAAGCCTCCAATGTTTTGCAGCATTTTTTGTATTGCCGGATGATTGGCCACACCTGTATTTACAAGTACCTGCATAGCCTCACCACCGCCAAAAGTATTAACAGCTAATTTAGCAGCAGCAATGTTCTCACGAGAAATAAGCCCCTGCTTTTGGCATTCAGCAGTCCAACCGTCTACAATTTCCTCCTGCTTATGCATAACGTCTAAAACTACTTTGCTATGCAAATCAATCAGCTTAGTAGCCTGCTCCTGAGTAAGCTTTGCGTCTTTAGCAATCGCTGTAAAATCAGCTTCCAGTTCTGGCGAAAGTTCCAGCCCTTCCTGTAGGTTGAATTCATATTTATCAGGAACAACAGGCTCTTGCACAGGATCATCAAATACATTTTTAGGTGTAGTTACAGGATCACCGTCACCTGCAGGCGTTGGCTCTCCACTCGGCTCAACTTCCGGAGCAGGTTCTATTACAAACGGGTCACCGGAAGGAGCAGGTTCACCGCCTCCACCAGCACCATCTGCTTCAAAAAACATTTGTGTAAACTTATTCATGTCTTACCTCCGCTATGTCGTTATCTACTTTAAAAAGGTCATCATCTTCTAAATCAGGAGGGTGTCTAGCGCTCTCTGCTTCATTACGCATCAGCATCTCTAAAGAATGTCCATCGTTCAGCATCCGGATATTCTTTAACAAATCAACACCTACAGCACGTTTACCTGATAAGAAAGCATTGAAGTATGGCTCAGCTGAAAAAACCGCTGTTTCGACCTCTGTGCTTTCCAAAATGGCATAAATAAAACGCCGTCCGTTCTCGGTCCGCATAATAACGTCCAAGTCGTCCAGCGCTTGTTGTGCAAGCATATTCATTTTTTTGTTTTTCATTAAATCCCGCCTCCCAGCAATTGATCTAATGCATTGCCACCATTAGCAGGTGTTTCACTCATCAACCTGGCCGCATCAGCATAATCCCTAACAGCAGGCGCAGCAGCAGCCATCTGTTCAGCTTGCATTTGTTCCTGCTGTGCCTGAGCACGCTGTTTGCGAAGTTCAGCTACTTCGTTTTCATCACGCACTATCTTTTCTTTGACGCCAGTAGATTCTGCGAAACCTCGTACAGCTTCATCAAGATTGATGATATCAAGCACTTCAGGCTGAGCAGCAGCAAGATTACCAACAAATCCAACTGTACGCTCAATAGCAGGTATTTCAACCATTTTCTGGGCTTGAGCCAAGATAGAAATGAAGGATACTTTTAATTCGCTTTTGTCAATCTCCTCCGGCATAGGCGGAAACAACCCATGTCTCAAACAAATATCAAAAGTGCGAAGCGTCATAGGTTCTAAAACCTCATTGTGCATTTGCTCAAGTACCGGGGACAACATCAGGAGCTTTTCTTCATGCCGCTCTGCAATCTCACGTGCAGTCATTTGAGGTCCATCCTGAGATGTAATCATCATAAACAAATCATTATAGAACGTTTCAGCTATCGACCGCCGTTTCTCCTCAGACAATGCTCCTATGCCTTCATAGGCCTTTGCTCTTGGGTCCACAAGTGGATAAGCCTGCTGTACAGTTCCATCAGGATAAAAATTTAGTCCTCCTGGCATTCTGTCAAGCTTCTTCATTGAAGCAGGAAATGCCATCGCCGGATCTGCAGCATTATCAATAGCCCTAAGTTTATTCTTCTCAATCTTCTGCAACTGCATACAATCGCCCAAAGCATTATGACCAGGTCCAGAGCCATATACACCATTTGCAATCAAGGTCCAGCGTGGCATAAGGAACGGACATTCCCTAAACCCTGATATCTTCAGGAATTTGTCATTAGCACCTTTTTCATAGTGATATGAGCGCCAGGGGAAATTGCCTAAAGCCAATTTGTTAGGATCATAATCATCATTACGCTCTATAAGCATTTCAATATCAAAGTATGTTGTGATATTTCCGTTCTTATAAGCAGATTTCACGCTTTCCGATACGTTATCAATACCATATTCTTTAACGATTTGGTCTGCGCTTAACCTGAAGCGTCTAGCGAACGTATAAACTCTTCCCCTTGCATCTACACCACCAGCATATTCACCGCAGGTGTACGGCCGCATCCATATGCCATAATTGTAGTCTTCCAGCATCAGAGAAGCCCCTGTACCAAATTGAGCCATTTCAGCCTCAATCTGCTGCAGCATATTATAAGCATTACTCTTAGAATAAATGCTGCTCATAATCTCCTGGCAATCATCTAACCACATCCTTACAGCGTGGTAATTAGCTTTTTCTTCATCTTGCAGACCAAGCTCAAACCAAGGCCTTGACGGCGATGTCAACCCGCTGTGGATACCAGCCGCACATTTACCAACTGCTTTTTGGGGATGTGGGTCTATAAGGTATTCGTCACGTCTATGCCCTTCTGTGCTTTGGATATCTTCTTCAAACCTGCCCCTTGTCGGATTTATATACCGGCTAAGCATCCTCCACGTTGGCTCATATTGGCTGCGCAATGTATAAAGCTGGGAGATAGTATGTTGTTTTCGTCTTAATTTATCGCTGTCAAACAGCATATCTTTGATATCCATAATCATTCTCCCAACAACATTTTCTTGACACTATCAGAAGTAAGCTGCCCGCCAGTCTTATTGGTAAAGCTTCTGCCACGAGCTTTAGAGAGTTTTTCAAGCAGGCTTTGTCTCTCTCCCTCTGTCGCACTATCAATAGTGGCCGCTGCTGTACTGCCAGGTGCGCTTTGTTTTATAGGCTCAACACTGCCACCTCCACCGCCGCCACCGTGTAACTGCATCATAATCTTATGCATAGTCTCACCTCCCTTCACATACCGGCAAACGGATCATACGACTGCTGCCTATTATTCCCCAAATAACATTCTTTTTTAATTACAGGGTAGGCAAAAGTTAAGGCCAATGCATCCGCTCTATTAGGAGATGGTTGACCTCTTTTCTTCATATCATCCTTAGATTCAAGCTGTATTTGTCCTTTTAAATTAACACCAGCTTCAGGGCCTATCAAATCATTAGTTAAAATTTCATCATCTTCAATTACACCACCATTAATTAACCACTCTTTCATATTTCCCCACATCTCAGCCCGTTTATTAGCATAACCCAAATCAGAAGATTTTCCACCAAATGCAATAAGATTCCAAGATCTGCCCATTGTTTCGCCCGCACTCCATATACCTGTTCCATATCCTTGGTCTATGAATACAGCATCAGCATTATATTCGTCCTCAAATCTAGCAATAATACCTGCTGTAACAATATCGTTATCATTCTTTAAACAAGTATATAATCGTTTACTATAGAGGCCTTGCCTCAAGTAAACTACCAACTCATCAGGTCCAGTCCATGCTGGATCGCACCCAATAATAGTAGGCGCAAAGTTAAACTGTTCTTTCCTAATATTTCTGTTCTTAGCTTCTTCAACAATTTTTAAGCTAATAAATTGTAAATCACTTGCATTAGGAAATTCACCAAGAACACGAACTCGATATACATCACTGTCTCGTCCATATTCATTTGCAATACTTTCTATATACTGTTTTGAAACCCTTGGACTTTCTTCGCCATTAAATGTAAGTTTTTCCCAAAAGTGGCGGTTTATATTGTGGCTATTGTAAAAATAACCAGTTACTCTTGTAGGATTACTCGCCATTGCTACTCTTGCATTTTCTGCCGACAAAGCACTTCCTGCTGTTACAAAGACCTCTTCAAACACGCCCGACGCCTCGTCTACCAAAAACAAAATATTATCAGCGTGTATACCTTGCAATGCCTCTGGTCTATCCTTGCTTGCTGTTCTTGCCATAGCAAAGCTCCCTGTCTCACAAGTAAAATGGTCATTAGTCCATTCAAATAAATCATGCAGTTGCACTGGCATAGCATTCCACCACATTTTTAGCTCTGCCCATAAAGCATCTTTAAGTTGTGCGCTTGTGGGAGCTGTAACAGGAATCTTAGCTTTTGCGAAGCACGTTAAAAACCAAGGAATAATCCAAGCAAAACAAGTAGTCTTTCCTGTACCATGTCCAGACTTAACACTAACCTTAGCTCCCGGCTTAGCTATTGCCTGTAGAAATTCCTTTTGTTGATCTGTTGGCTCAACTCTCCATACTTCTTTCACAAAACGAGCAGGATCTTTTCGCCATTGTGGGATTTTCTTTTTCAAAAATTCGGCGTCTTGTTGACTAAGCATCATCTATTTCCTCAATAATTGCCGCAAGGCTTTTCTTTATTTCGACCTCATGCTTTTGTATGTATAGACCATCCATTTTATTTAAAGTATCTATTGCCCTTATCCTTGCATTTGGATCAGGTTCTTCTGTGGCGATCTTTGTTAGTAATTCCTGTCGCTGATTTATATCCATTATGTTTTTCTTGTCTTTCCTTTCGGCAAGTTCTTTCAGTCGAGCTTTAATATTAGCCTTTCTTAGCTTTCTTGACGCTGTTACTCCTGCAGAATTCTTGCTATATCCAGCTTCTATAGCTGCTGCAGTTGCATTCGCTGTTTTGGCAAAAGAAAGACAAAATCTTTCTTCTTTCTCTGTTAATGTTCTTTCTTTTGTCATATACTCACCACCTTTGCAAATAAAAAAGCACCTAACCGAAGTTAAGTGCCTTTATATTAAGCTTTATGCTAAATTTTGATATATATTACCGTGTTTTATCGACTTTTTAACGCCGAATTATTCATGTAGACTAACGTATATTCTTATTCCAATCTGTAGACAGTTCCACAGCTATAGTTCCTTCAAATGGATACGTTTCCACTTTATCTACAGGAACAAGTTCACAATCATAATCATACATCACTAGTGCATCTTGAGGCATTTCCTTGAGCTTTTCTATTAGTTCTTTTACTAGCATTTAATCACACTCCAATAAATAAGCCGCTGTATTACCCCAACGGCAGGGTAATGTCCAAGCGCTAAGCTTGAACGTTTCACCAAGCTTGTTGTAAGCCTACTAACTTACAATACTATTTTAACTCATTAAAACAGGTAATATGTCGGAAACTTTTTTATTTTATCAAACCTTTTTTCAATGCCAAACCAACAGCATCTCGGAGAAACTCCTTACGAAATTCATAACAGGTATCTCTATTTACGCCGGTTAATTCTGCAATTATTTTCATCGGCTTCCTTTTTTCATATTTTTGATACATAACTTTACCAGTAAGCTGATTCTCATGTATCTTATAGGTTTCTGTGACAACTTCAAGCCATAGCTCCGGGTTCATTATTATCGACTGATATGGTCCATATCCAAATGATATCATACGTACTGGCTCAATGTTTTTTAACGCTGCTGTTTCTGTTGGATTACTGATAAAAGCATGCCCCCCACCGCCAGTATGCCCTTTCCTTGCAGTACGTTGCTCTTTTTCTTCATCAACAACTTTTTGTATTTGCTTACGATCCCAAAAGTACCGCTCTACATGCTTAATATACTGTTCTATTAGCATATCAGTCTCCTTCTAGCTTTGCTTTCTAAATCGCCTAAATAATGCTCCAAAAGGATTCATACTGTCTTCTACGAGTTGGTTCAAAATAGCCTCCTCAAACTCTCCGTGTTTATGCTCTTGTTCGCCCACAACAACCCAATATTCTTGCACCCATTCTCTCGTACCGTCTGCACTTTCAAGCAAATATAAGATACCTTTAGAATCTAATTTAACACCAAGTACTTTACGTTCTCCCTTAGGCAAATGTACATTATCACCTATATTAAACTTGCTTTCTATTGTTAATAACATTTGTATCGCCCTTCTTATCTGATAGATTTATTGTAAAAATACTAAACCTTCTTAAAATTAATATAAACAAAAGCGTTAATATCCAATGTTCATATACAAATTCAAATATCCATTTTATTAGATCAGGATAATTCATATCTATACTCCTTAATCATTACATATAGCTTTACCGTCCATAATAGCCCCACAGCAGGAACAGTATTTCATCCATGTGTTATCCCATGGATCAATAGCGCTATTACAACAGCTGCATTTATACCAACTGCCTTCCTTTTTCCAGTAACCATGCTTACGTTTTTCTACTGTAGGCATTGTATCAAGCCTATCAGCAGCACTTTGATAACCGCTTCTAATTCCGTCGAAAAACTCACCCCAACCGTGTATATCTCCGGCTATTCTTAATAATTCAGCTTTCGCCTTATCAGCGTCTATTAATCGCATAATCTATTCACCTACTATTTTTTATCTTTATATCATAATTACTATCAACTTTGGCCATATTATTATAATCACCTTTCCAATATACTTCTTCTACAGCATCCCAAATTTCGTATTCTGTAGCGTCATTTTCTACGTCTATTTTTATCCTATACTCATTTTTTTCAATAACTGTTGCTATTACTGTTTTCACTGTCCATTAATCCCCCTTAAAAATTCTTTTAAACTCTTTGCGCTTGATCCTCTAACATTAAAATACAATGTCCAGCGGTAAGAAAAGTCATAGCCTCGGCGACGATATAACGTAAAGGCTTTTTTAAACGGACGTTTACGCTCTGCTTTAGTCATTTTTCTTCACCATCCTTTATCTCAATTAATGGGCAATCTGTATTCCTACCGCTTTCTAAAACCTTAAAATTCTCTCGTACGCCCTCGATATCTGTACAAAGAATATTAGGCACTAATGCTTTACCATTAACTTGACAATACTGCCCACTTTCATCTATAAAAGGACACTTGAAACAATTCTTAGGCATATCCATTCCTTTAATTGCTATCATGTTTTTCTAGCTCCGTTCTATCAGACCAAGTAATCCTACGCGATTTAAACTTAGTTGGCATAGACATAACAGTAAGCTGAATACGGTTACTACATTTTGGGTTTTCGCTCAACTCACTGGCCTTTCTATTATTAATGCACAAATAACAATAGTCTAAGTATTTCATTTTTTACTCCTACATTCTTACCCAACGCTTTTTGTTCTCAGGCATAAATTCAGAAGGTCTACCAAAGCTGTATTTCTCATTAGGCTTACAGTTACCACAAATAAAACTTCCTAGGCATTTGCACTCATGGCACCAGCCTACGTACTTGATTTCAGGTTTTTTCATCTGCTCCACTTCCTTAAACTTCTCTAAAATCAATATCAGGGTACTTATAAAGCAGCATCTTCTTTTTGATCATATACACCTGCGTCCGCATCCCTTTCGTATCAACGTAATATATATGCCCGTCAGCTTCCGTCACCTTAAAATCAGCTCGATAAATAATCGGCCTTATCTTTTTACCTGCGACCTCATAAGCAGGCTGTAAAACAAATTCAGGCTGTAGTTCAACCTCTTTTACTGTACCTTCGCGCATAAGCCAGTGTAACTGCCAGTAATAGTCAGCTTCTTTTTCGCTGTCGAAACGGATACCGTCTACCTCGGTAACTCTATTGCCATATTTCAGCACAGGTACAGCCCCGGGTAAATTCGCCGGCGCCGTTACGCTGTCCGAACGTATTTTACTTACAAGGTGTGCTGGTAGTTCATTCCACGTCGTCATTTATTACTACCGCCGATAACATAATTTCTAGAGCTTTCTTCTCTCGCCTTAACCGGGCATTTTTACCGCCGAGCTGACTATTTTTCCGGCGCAAATGTTTGATTTCAGTCAGTATCTGCATAAGTACTGGTTTCAATACTGGTACATACTGATTGCCTGGTTCTTTTTCGATTAACGCCATCATAATTTTTATATTTATTGGTTTCACTATTGCCAACTCCTTATATTTAAAAGGCCGCCCCCCTACGGGCTAATCACCTCCGCAGGGGTATACTTCCCTTTATGCTTGTATATAGTTAGTATGCGCGGCCGTTTTAACTTATCGCCAGATCTGCCACTCTACAAAAACCTCAGCTAAAGCACAACCGAGCTGCCATAGGAAACCTGCAGCAAAGATAAATAATAATGTGTATACTGCTTCACGCTTCATTTTCTACCTCCACAATTGCCGCGAACACAAGATATACCTGCTGCGGCACACAACCATTACCTAACGCCTTTAGTCGTTTCGCCCTGTTTTTTTGCCCAACTATTACTCTTGGCGGTTCATATGCGTATTGCTCTATATTTATTGCAGCAGGCCAGCCCTGCCAACTTTCAATATCCTCTTTTGCTACATTGATGTCAGTCCAGCCTATAGGCAATCCCATTAAAAGCTCTACCCAATCAGCGTTTAGATTACCTGGTTTTTCTTCTTTTTTTATAACAACACCATCCAGATAATTTCTATCTGCATTACGTTCAATACTCGCACAGCCATATGATCCGCTGTTTCCTTCTCTTGCTCTTGGTGTCGGCCAATTTACCGCCTGACTTAAATTAACGCTGTGCATCTTCTTAACTGCTGTATCTAATCCATCACCTGATGTAGCACTCGCACCTTTACGATTGTAATTACCACATACACTCGCGGTAGGCCACAATGAACACTCGCTCTCGTTTGTGTGGCGCTCCAACATCGGCAGCTCCATAGCATGACCATCCAACACGATACCCCATTTCGGCCAGGTCTCGCAAAACAGTTCCGAATCCTCCCCCCCGAATCCCGGCAGCAGAGATTGAGAGTAGCCCGCGCACGTTTTCTGCCACGATCCATCTTGGCTTAAGCTCGCGAATAAGCCGGGCATACTCTCCCCAAAGACCGGAGCGGGTAACGTTCCCTTCACTATCAACGAAACCAGTTCTTTTACCTGCTGTACTAACATCTTGGCAGGGGAATCCTCCGCTGATAATATCGATCTTGGATATTCCATCAGTTTTAAGTTTTTCTGCCGTGAGTTCTCTGACATCTCTGTAAATTGGGACACCCGGAAACCTCCTTTGCAATATTTTTTGCGGGTATTCTTCGATTTCGCACAAAGCCACTGTTTCTATTCCCGCCCAGCTGGCAGCAAGGTCAATCATACCTGCTCCGCTAAATAGCGATAACATTTTCATTGTCCTCACTCCTGCTCGCTACTTATGCTAACGCATTCCTTTTCCTGCAATCTTTTAAAGTTATTAAATATCTCCCGTGTTGTAACAGCCCGCGGATCATCTGACCACATCAAGCAGTTCGGGCAAATATGCACCTCAAAATATCGGCTGGTTATATGACTACCCGCCGTTGTATCCTTATGGCATATATCGCAATTCATAATCTCACCTCAAAACGGTTCTGACTTATTAGTGTTCAACTTGTCAAAATGTTCTTCGCCTAAAATCTGTAGTTCTGCCATATCTGCAGCAAGGTTATATATTTTTGCATGCTTATTATTTCCATGTGTATCGGTAACCTTAGCTCTAAATTCGGCAATAGTCCCTAAGAAACAACCACAAGACACTGTTATACCTTTGTCTTTATTTTTGAAAAATGTCGTAAAACTAAATCTACTACCAATGCGACCGATCAATAAATAGTCAGCGTCGCCGCACACCCTAGCGTCGCCGCACACCCTAGCGTTGCCGTACACCCTAGCGTTGCCGTACACCTCAGCGTTGCCGTACACCTCAGCGTCGCCGCACACCCAAGCGTTGCCGCACACCCTAGCGTTGCCGCACACCCTAGCGTTGCCGTACACCCAAGCGTCGCCGTACACCTCAGCGTCGCCGCACACCCTAGCGTCGCCGCACACCCTAGCGTCGCCGCACACCCTAGCGTTGCCGTACACCCTAGCGTTGCCGTACACCCAAGCGTTGCCGCACACCCTAGCGTTGCCGCACACCCTAGCGTTGCCGTACACCCAAGCGTCGCCGTACACCTCAGCGTCGC